CGCAAAAATCGATAAATCCTTAAAAATATCGATCGCTAAATCGCAAAAATCGATAAATCCTTAAAAATATCGATCGCTAAATCGCAAAAATCGATAAATCCTTAAAAATATCGATCGCTAAATCGATAAATCCTAAAAAATATCTATCTCTAATTATCGTATAATTCCTTTTTATACTATATAACTAAAATGGGTAAATATAAGTTGCGAAAAATGTGCTAAAATATTTTCTCAAAAATTACATTACGATAAACACTTAACATGTAAAAACTCTTATGAAATACTAACTCATAACATAAAAGCATTAATAGACAAGTCAGTTAAAAAAAATTGATTGAATAAAAAAAAATGATTTTAAATAATATAGAAAATAATATAGAGAAGAAATGCTGATAAAATGAAAAAATATAAAGAAGAAAATGTTGTTAAAATAAAAGAACAAACTAAAAAATATAGAGAAAAAAATGATGTTAAATTAAAAGAAAAAATAAAAAATATTATTATATGTAGTTTTAAAAATGATATTGATATTTCAAATACATGTGTAAAAATATTATTTATAATACAAATATTTATTATTTTTTAATAAAAACATAATGAAAATCTCTAATAGTTTCTTTAATATAAAAATTATTATTAATTAATTTATCAATAATATTTTTATAATCTATATCACCACCATAATCACATTCTAAAATAATTTTATCTAAATTATTAACAAAGTCTGGAAACTCATTATAAAATTCATAAAAACATCCTTCACAATCAACAACTAAAGTATTAAATTTTTCATCCGGAATATCAAATAATTTAATATTACCATTATCATTTTTTAAAGCTCTTGTACCATAATTACTATAACTTGTTAAACTATGTTTATTTTTAGAAATAATACCTTTAATAATTTCAAATTTAGAGTTATGATTTAATTTATTTTTTTCTAAAGCATCCCAAACATTATTATCAGGTTCAACAACATAATGTTTATATTTATTAATATTATTTAAATTATTATTAATAATAACAGAAACAGTACCATATCTTGCTCCCAATTCAAGAACAATATCATTATTATCAATATACTTATTAACTAAGTTTTGTTCATCATGTTCGTTTCTTACAATATCAATAATTTCATTATTCTCATCATAAAAAGGTTTATCATTAGAATAAAAATGTTCTTTACGATATTTAAAATAATAAATATATAAAATAAATATTAAGAATAAAAATATAAAAGTCAATATAATTAAATAGTGAAATAAATTATTTTTTTTTAAAATACCTTTACTAATTTTCATATAATATCTTTATAATATAATGATATTTTTTATTTTAATATTTTTCATACAAATTGTGATATATATTATAGAAAAAATATCAAAAAGAAAATGTTGAAAAAATAAAAGAAAAAAAGAAAAAATATAGAGCAGAAAATGCTAACAATCTAAATGAACTAATGAAAAAATATAGAGAAGAAAACAAATGCGAACATAATAAGAGATATGGAAATTGTATAATATGTAATAAATCTCTTTATTTAATTAACATATAAAGACATCAAATTAAAAGATGTTTTAATAACTCATCTTTAAAAAAACAAATCATTCAATAGAATAAAAAAATTAAAAAAAATAATAAATATATTTTTTAATATTGATAAAAAATATTATATAAAAAGTTATTTATTAAATAGTGAATTTAAAATTATACATAAATATGTTAAAAATAGTAATATTCCTATAAATATTTATAGTAAAAAAGGTTGTGATGATATTACAAAATATATAAAAAAAAATATAAAAATTTATATTTTAATTGTATAAATTGTAAAAATAAAAAATTAAATAAATGTTATATGAAGAGGATAAGCATAAAATAAAAATTATTAATATTTGTGTCTTTCAAAAATGTGTACATCATTTGCTATAGAAAAAAAAGTTAAGATGAGTAACTACTATCATAATTAATGCGACACCATAACTGCTTTAAATAGTATCTTCTAATAGTATGTGATGTTAACAGTTGGGAAATATCTATCATAACAATAATCCATAAATCCTTAAAAATATCGATCGCTAAATCGCAATATACTCATAATTTATTTTAAGTAAGTAACTTTATTATGATAATAAAAATTATATGTAAACTATTTATAGTAATGTATCAAAATTACTCACTTAAACTATTTAAATGTGATTTTTGTGAATACGAAACTAAACGCAATTACAACTTAAAAAGACATTGTAATGTTAAACATGTTATTATATTATTTGATAAAAATATTATAAATACAACTTCTAAAAAAACACATCATAATTGCGAAAAGGCACAGTCTGATTTTATTTGTAAAAAGTGTAATAAAATTTATAAGAGTAATAGGTATTTAATAAATCATGAAAAAAATTGTAACGGCTTAGATGATTTAACGTGTCCAACATGTATGATTTCTTTTACAACAAAACAAGGAAAATCTAATCATTTAAAAAAACACAATTGTAAACCTAGAAGTATAAAATATGCTAGAAATATTAATAATAATATTACAAATAATATTAAAAATCAAAATAATTATAATATAGAAAATCATAATAATAATATTACTATTAATAATTATGGTAATGAAAGATGCGATTATCTCAATTATGAAAAAATGTTAGATATTTTTAAAAAAGCTTATGATATACCCAGTTTACTAACTAAAGAAATACATTTTAATATTAATTTTCCAGAAAATAACAATATTATTAAAAGTAATAAAACTAACTACGCATTAATAAAAATGAATGAAGAATTTATATATAAAAATTTAAATAATTTAGTTTTAGAACTTATAAATGATAAAGGTATATTAATGCAAAAATTTGCAATAGATAATAAAGATAATATATGTTTAAAAATGGATACGCAACGATATGAAGTGATATTAGAACTTTTACTAAAACTTATATTATTAAAAGAACCTTGTGAACTATATAAAAAACAAGTTAATAATATTATTGATTTGATTAGAAATAGTAACGAATTATAATATTTATAATAATATACCTTTCCCAATTTTCATTACTAATTATATTATATGAAATATTTAATTTATGTTAATATATACATTTTTACTTTTTTTTTATTATTTTTTTAATCATTATAATAATATTTTTATATAAATTTTTTTTCATTTTTTTAAACATAAATTTTTTTATAAAATAAATTATATTGAATATAATATTTTGAGTAAATGAGTAAATGACTTTTTTATGATATTAAAATATATGTTTATATATTTATTTTATTACTATATGTGCTAATTGCTCAAAAATACTCGTTTTAAAATATATGTATATATATATTCTACATTTTTTTATTTATTTTTTATATATAATATATCAATATGATATATATAATTATTTTATATTTAATATACAATTTTAATAGTATCTGCGAAAAAGTACATCCTAAATGCGAAAAGGTACATCCTAAATGCGAAAAGGTACATCCTAAATGTGAAAAGGTACATCTATTTTAAATATGTAACTATTTAGTATTAATTATATATTTACGAACATATATATATATAGATTCTATTTCAAAATAAAGTTGTCATTATAAACTATTCATACACTCTATTGCCACATATATATAGAAGTAATATTAATATAAATAATGATTATCGATTTAGTAACTATAATATATAATGAGTAATATTTTAATTTATCTATATATATTTGTTATATTTATAAAATAGTACATTTCTTATTAAATTTATTATTTTATAAATGTTTTTATAAAATTATTTATAAAATAAGAAATGTACTATTTTTAATATAAATATGATTTATATAATAATATATTATTATTATTCAAATTATTACCATCTATATTAGTTAAATAAATTGATCTATTTACAAATTCATCATAATATGTTAACCAAATTATCTAAGAGGATCTATTAAAAATTAGACAAATATTTTTATTCTTATTTATTATTTAAAAAAATGAATATTAAATTATAAGTTATATTTATTATAAAAATGAATAATAATTTAGAAAATTTAATATATGATTTGTCCAATTCTTCGTCACATTCTCTATATACCGTTGATGAAAATAAATCAACTATTGATGAAATTAAATCTAATTCTTCATCCCAATCTTCATATTTAGAATTAGTAACTTTTAAATTAAGAGGAAGAGCAGAATGGTGGGAATTAAAGCATTCTGATATATATATAAATGAAACAATTGGATTTGGAGGAACTGGTGTAATTAATAAAGCTAAATGGCGCGGTTTAGAATGTGTTGTAAAATGTTTAAAACATAATAATAATGATACTGAATATAATGATTTAATTAACGAAATATCTATTATTTCACATTTAAGACATCCCAATTTAGTTTTATTTTTAGGAGCATGTACCATTACTGATCCTTTACTTTTAATATATGAATATATGATAAATGGTTCGTTGGATACATATTATAATTTAATGTCTAAAAAAAAAAAAGGAGTATGGATACCTAAAAATAATATTATTAATAGATGGTTATTAGAACTAGCTCAAGCAATATGTTTTTTACACCATTGTTATTATCCCATAATGCATCGTGATATAAAACCTTCTAATATTTTATTAAGTGAAAATTTACATATAAAAATATCTGATTTTGGTTTATCAAAAACTATAAAGAAAAAGCATGGCAAATATAAAATGAGTGGTTGTACAGGTACTTTAAGATATATGGCACCAGAAGTAATATTATATAATAATGATATTAAGTATGATTTAAAAATAGATATTTATTCATTATCTTTAAATTATTGGTTTATATGTACTGGGTTTATTCCATTTAAAGAGTTAGATTATAATAAAAATTTCGCATATATTATAACAAATGGTTATAGACCTGATATAAATATGATAAAATATAATATTCCTAAATTAAAAAATTTAATAAGAAATATGTGGGACAATAATCCAACAAATAGACCTGATATTGATAATGTTTTAAAAATTATAGAAACTTTAAATATATATGATATTAAAACTACTAATAAATATTGTAATATTATATAATAATAAAATAAAAAATGATTTAAATATTTAAATATTTAAATATAAATTACTATGGATATAGATACTGAATTTAATAAATTATCTATTAAAAATAATTGTAACATTTGTAATACAGAGATTAATAATCCAAATAATTTCATATGCGACTATTGTTCTTTAAAACTGGAATTTTTATACGATGATATGGGGTTAAAATGTATTTATTGTCAATATTATATTGATTATCAACAAGCATATATATGTCCTAATTGTTTATATAATAAAGAAAAAATAAACCCATTATGATTTTACTATATTTTTAATATTTTTTTTATTTAAATGTAAATAATGTGTTATATAAAAACCTTTATAAATAAATATAATAGGCAAAATAGTTATTATAAAATATATAATTATGGGTATAATAATTGCTACATAATTAATTAACGAGAAACTTTCTATTGATTTATTTAATTCAAAATAATCTAAATATTTATAATATAAATTATTAAATTTTTGAGAACCAGTAAGATTAACAATGCCTGATAATAAATTTTTACATTCGTCTATAATAAATGATACTAAATCTATATTTAATAAATATGTTTCTTCTTTTTTTATAGTATTAATATATTTTTCATTAATTGTTGCTTTATACATTTTTATTACATGTAATTATTAATATATCATTTTTTTATCCATTTAGAATAAATTATATAATTAATTATTTATATTAATTATTAATGTCGTACCTATTATTATAAATATAAAACCTATCCAATTTCTTAAAGTTATTTTAGAATTAAAATAATAATAACTAATAATTAAAATTAATAGTAATTCGTATATTGATAATATTTTAAAATATCCAGGATGTGATGATGTAGTTATTAATTTATAACTTAATAAAAGAAATACAAATAATAAAAAACCTACAAATATTAAAATAGGATAATTTAATTCTTTTAAATTATTTAAATTTTCATATTTGATAGCATATAATATAAAAAATATTGAAGCTACAATTGTTGTAATAATTGGAAAAAAATCTCCTTTAAAATTATAATATTTTTGTATTAATACGATAAAAACAGCAATTAAACTTTTTATAAAAGCATATACAATCCAAATATAATTCATTCTATATAAAAATAAATAAAATAAAATAATATAATAAAATGGGAAATGCAACTACAAAAGAAAAATATATTAATGATATAAAAAATAATAAAAAATATGACCCATATGTAATATTTCAATTACAAAAAAATTTTACATGGGATCAATTAAAAAAATCATATAAAAAATTAGCAATTAAAACTCATCCTGATAAAGGTGGTAATAAAGTTATATTTGATTATATAACGCAACTATTTTATGAATTAGCAAATGATTATAGATCTAGAAATAATAATAATACACATGAGAATATGAAAAATAATTTTAATAATTATAGTGAAAATAACTTTAATGATAATAATTTTAATGAAAATAATGATAATTATTCATTTAATGATTTGATAAATAAAAATTTTGAAAAAGTTAGAATTCGCGACGATGATATAGATTTTGGTTATGGAGATACAATGGTTGAATCATCTGATATAAGAGATGATATAGATATAGATAATCTTTTTAAAGATAAGAAAATAAATAATAAATCATTTAATGAAGTTTTTAATAAAAATGTAAAAATTACAAATAATATTATAAAATATACAGAACCAACACCTATGATTTTATCAAAAAATTTAAATTACTCAGAGATAGGTGCTGGTAAAAATAGTGATTATAGTAGTAGTATTGAAAAAACTAATTCTTTGGCATATACTGATTATATGAAAGCACATACAACATCTAGATTAGTTGATATATCAGAGTTTGATAATATAAAAAAATTCAAAAATACTCAAGAATATAAAAAATATAGTGATAAAAAAATAAAAAAAAAATTAACAGAAAAAGAATTAAATATATTAGAAAAACACAGAAATAAAGAAGAAAATCACGAAAATGAACGTTTAAATAGAATAAAAAAACAAAATATTAAAATAGAAGAGTCATATAATTTGGCTAATAGACTTTTATTAAAATAAAAAATGAATATTTGACACATTATATTTATTAATTACTATGATATAAAATGGAATGTACTAAATGTAAAAAAAAATTAGATTTAATATTCTTTTCATATAAAAATGTAAAAGATAAAATATTTTATTTACATTGTGATAATTGTAGAAATAAAATAACTCAACAAAAAAATAAAAAAAATATAGAATATATAAATTATGAAAATGTAAAAGATAATAATAAAATTCTTTGTTTATGTGGTAAAAAATATATAGCATTTAGAGAATATCATATATTGAGACATTTAAATTCAAAAAATCATATTAATTATATTAATATTAATAAGTAAATGTCTGAAAAAAATATAGAAATATATATGAATTTAATGGAAAAAATATTAAATGTAGATATATTAAAAAAAATATTAACTATAATAAATTTAGATATTATAAATAAACAAAAAATATACAAATATTTTTTAAATAAAGAATTATCTAATTTTAAACAAATATATTGTATTGATAAAAACTATATTGTATACAGAAATTGTTCAAATAATTTAGCTATAAAACAAAATAGTGCTAATAAAAAAAAATTATCATTAATAAAAACTAATAAAAATATATTAGATTTTAATAGTGATATTATTTTAAACAATTATGATAATATAATTTTGAATTCATCTAATATGAATAATATAAAAATATATATTAAATATATTTAATATATAATTTTTTTTTAATTATGAGAACGCTTAATAGCATCTAGTAAATATTTATTTTTTTTTTTTATTACATTGATACAACCTTTTATATGAAATTTTAATTTATTATAATAATCTTCTGTTTTATTTAATTTTATTTTAATTTTTTTTGAAATATCTATTCCAACAGTAGCATCTTGTCTACAAATACCTTTGTAAATAAATGAATTATATTTTAATATAATATTTTTATTTATTTTGCACAATTTATTATATCTTTTTAATAATACTTTACACTTATCCATTTATTTATTATTAAATAAATTATTTAATATTATCATTTTTTATTACATATTTACCATTAATTATAAATTATTTTATTTTTTATTTACATATTATTCAATATATTATCAAGATTACATTCAAATAATAAATTATAATTATTATAATTATTTTTCCATCTATTTATTCTCCCTTTTTTTTTATTTATTTCATAAATTATATCTTGTATTATACTAATACTATTATTTAAATTATTTAATATATTATTATATATATAAATATCTATTTTTAAAGACATATTCATATTATTTAATGAAATATTTGTATTTTTTTTTTCTTCTATATTATTTAATATATTAATAATATTAGTATCATTATGTTCATTAATATATATTAATTCTAATATATTATATTCATTATTATTATTAATAATATTTTTTTCTATTTCTATGATTTTATTATTAATATCAATAATTATTATATTAATAATATCTATTTTTTTTTTTATTTTAATATATTTATACT